TTTTCAAATGTTTATTATAGTTATATTTATTTTCTGTGGAATAATTACAAATTTTACAACAATGATCCGTTATCATAAATGATGTACTTTTTATTTCTTTATATCGAATTCCGGATTTTCTTGAAAAAATTCCGGATTTTCTTGAAGAAATTCAGGATTTTCTTGATAATATTTGATCATTTTTGAATAATTATATACATTGTTATGGTCTATTTTTATTAATAATTGTCATTTTCAAAAGTATAAAAAAAGTATAAAAAAAAGTATAAAAGGGAAATTTTATAAAAGGTTTTTCAAATTTTGTTTTCAAAAATAAATTTCATTTTCAAAAAAATATTTTGTTTGTTTTTCATTTGTTTTTTGTTTATTTTTTTAATGTAGAATTACAAAAATTCATTACCATAAATGATATATATTTTGGTTTCTTTACATCGAATTCAGGATTTTCTTGAAGAAATTCAGGATTTTCTTGAAGAAATTCAGGATTTTCTTGATAATTTATGATCATTTTTAAATCAACGAATACATTGTTATGGTCTATTTTGATCAATAATTGTCATTTTCAAAAGTATAAAAAAAGTATAAAAAAAAGTATAAAAGGGAAATTTTATAAAAAGATTTTCAAATTTTATTTTCAAAAATAAATTTCATTTTCAAAAATTGATTTCTCTTTTACTGGGTTTTTGTATTTTCAACATTCATTATGTGTTTTTTATTTTTACAACAATGATTCATTATCATAAATGATCTTCTTTTTATTTGTTTTATATAGAATTCAGGATTTTGCTAAGAAAATTCAGGATTTTGCTAAACGATTTTTCAATATGTTGAAATGTTAATAAGATTGTTATGATTTATTTTTATTAATAATTGTCATTTTCAAAAGTATAAAAAAAGTATAAAAAAAAGTATAAAAGGGAAATTTTATAAAAGGTTTTTCAAATTTTGTTTTCAAAAAATCCAAAAATGGATATATTTTTTTGTTTTGTTTGTTTTTGTTTTATTTAGTTCTTTCTCCAGTCGGAAGCAAAGTTGACACAATCTTTCATAATGATTTCTACCATTTTCCTATCAACTTGGAAACGTTCATCTTCCATTATTTCACATATTTCGTGCGAAGAATCTCCTAAACCAACTCTATGAAAATCTTGTAAAAGAACAATAGATTTATTGATACCGTATCGACAAATGATTGTATTTATCTGATTTTGATCAAGTTCGTTTATATAATCTGATATCCAATCTTGAATTGTATCGAAAACACACATTGTTATATCATCTGTCGTATAATCAGGAACTGAAGTGAAATCAAATCCCAAATATTCATTTTCTTTGATGAATTCGTTATACTTGTATTTAAATATAGCAATTTCATCTATATTTTGAATAGAAACTTCTGTGTAAATTCTATCTAAGATATCGGCGTTCAAATCAAGGAACATTCTGTCAATGGATTGTTATCTCTTTCTCAAGTTTATATGATATGTGGTATTTTGTCTTATCTTGTTGTCATTTTTTTCCAGATATAATTCTTTTTGATTTTTATTACCTGTCACGCGAAAAGAGTACATTTTCATCTTTTGAAGTCAATTTTTTGAAAGTTTAAATATATTTTGAAAAATATACAAACATGTACTCTTTTATTTATACATTAAAAATATAATAGTAAAATAGTTGATATGGTTAAACAAAAGGTAGCACAAAATTATTGGTTACCTTTGATTGCATTTCTTTTAGGAGTGTTAATAATAGTTATTATCGGTCTGATTTTTGTAATTTTAAAAAATAAGAAAACAACAGAATTAACATCATCAAATAAAAACCAAGAAACTATTATAGTCGTTCCTCAAGAAAATCATCAGCACGTTGACGATAGAGTACATCCACATAAATTACCAGAATACAATAAGACAGAATACCAACAAATAGGGATACTAACATCTAACGAATCCGATAAAGAACCTATTGTATTACCTTTGTTCAGTAGACGACTTCCAAACCACAAAGAACGATGGAATTATTATACTGCAACTGATAAAAATAATATGATGAGATTACCCATTGTTTTTGATAACCAGAACTGTGAAGACACCATAGGGTGTCGCGAAATATACGATGGTGACAAATTAAATATAGAAATTTATCAAGGAAGAACATTCACAGCAACAATATATAAAATGGAAACTCCTCAGTATTTTGCTGACAAATATTAAAGATTTAGCATTTCTTCATACCAAAGAAGTTGAAACACCCTTTGATTTTGATATCAGGACTTCTAGATGACACGGTCATATTCTTAGGACTTTTCGACATACTTTTTGATTTATATTTCGACTTGCCAATACTTGGAGAAACTCCAGGAGATAATGTTTTCTTAACCATTTTTGAAATATAATTATCATTTATGAAAATACGATAATTTATCATTTCTTGTAAAGTTTCAAAAGTTTCTCTCATAATATGATATACGTCTCTGTCTGACAATTTTTCTTTGAATTCACGTGATGAGTATTTTGCAATTATTGATGATAATAATTCATGTAATTTATCATAATCATAAGAATTTCCTGCACCACGAATAGATTGTTTCGATCTATAAATCTTTCCTTTTAATTGCGAAACCTTTTTTATTTTTTCATCGTAAATTGATTTTAAATTTTTATATTTTTCAATGAATATAAACCGCATTTCAATAAGATCTTTTATTTCATATCTAAATTTGACATAAAGATCCTTTTTATTCATGGAAGAATGTAGTTTTGTTATTGTTTGTTGTATTTTTGTATATTTATAAACAATTTCATTAAGAAATGTTTTTGCAAGATCAATATGTTGTTTTTTATTGTTTATTGTTTTTTCAACATTGTTTAATCTTGTGACATAGGTCTGTAAATCGCGATAAGATTTGTTACTTGACATTCGTATCCCTATTTAAAAAGTATATAAAAATTAATTCAATTGTATGATCAATATGTCAGAATATATTTGACACGAAGACAATAGTATTTTGGTTGCAGGAGTCGATGAATCTAATAGAGGAGGTCTAATTTACGATGTTGTTGCTGCTTGTGTAGTACTTCCCACAGTATTTGAAGATGAAAAATATAAAGAAATAAAAGATTCTAAGAAATTGTCTACAAAAAAAAGAAGAGAATTGTCAGAATATATAAAACGAAACGCTATAACCTATGGTATAGGCACTGCTTCACCTGAAGAAATCGATGATACTAATATACTGAAAGCAACAATGAGAGCGATGAATCGTGCTATCAACGAAGCATATAAAAAACATTCTTTTAACAAACTTTTGATAGACGGAACACATTTTAATGGTTTTGTTCCGCCCGGAGTTGATTCAGAACCTATTGAATATGAATGTATTGTGAAAGGAGACAACAAATTTTTAAATATAGCAGCGGCATCGATTTTGGCAAAAGATCACCATGATACTTCATTTTTACAACTTATATCAGACCATCCAGAATTAGAAAAATATGATCTAAAAAATAATCAAGGATACGGTACTCCAAAACATCTTGAAGCAATCAAAAAATACGGAATAACAAGATTTCATAGGAAAACATTTGGACCATGTCAGTCTCAACCAATTACTTATTAAAATCTCATTTTGTAATCATTGTACAAATCTATACAATGATAAATATCAGGGTATGTAATATTCTTATATAACTTATTTAATTTATGAATAGGTTCTTCGTTTTCAAATGTATGAGAGAAAATGATTGATTCTTTGAGATCATTTTCAACATATTGGTTTTTCATTTGTTTTTGATCTTGTTTTAAAATCAACAATGCCATGTATTTCATACAGAGTTCTTCAACAAAATTATTTTTCATGTAATTTTGAACAATAGTTACAAACCATTTAGTTTTTTTCTCAGATATTGGAAGAAAATGAACACCAATTATAAGATGATTTGTTTTTTTAAAAGAAACTCTTGACCACGTAAATGCCGGAAATTCAAACATATGATAGTTGTTTGTTGATTTAGAATTTTTGTTTATTCTTTGCAAAATACCATTTGAATGATAATCAAAAGACAATCCAATCTTTTTTTGGTCCTTGAAGTCGTGATTCATTATATTTCCTGGTTTTTTGTTGTTACCAAATCCAAACATACCAGAATGTACAAATGTAGGATGCAAAATATCCATTGTATTATAAGCACTATCCTTCAAACTACAATCCATGTCAATTTCTATGAATGATTTTCTGTAATTTTCATTTTCATAAAAGGGAATAGAACCTGGTCTATATGTTCTCGGTAGATAAGACCAAAATATCTTTCCTTGATGTTCTAGAGTAATACCTACACTATCTTGTTCTTCATAGTTTAAACCATGGTAAGGACAAACAAGACAACCGTCTTTAATACTACCTTCGTCAAAAGATGAACCCATATGTTTACATATATTCAAAGAAGTATGAAGTTGATCTTTTTTATCTTTCCACGTGACTAAAGGTAGTTCTCCAACTTTGCTTATGTATGGTTTATTGAAATCTATATGTTTAACCAAACCTAAACAATTCCAATTATTAAACAATGGATTGATATTGTGATGTATGACATATGCGCTTGTATTTGCTAGAAACAACAAAAATAAGAATATATTCATTTTAAATTAATATATCAAAATATTCTTAAATATGTTATTTTTGTTATGACATATGGTATTATATTTTTCTAATCCATTTGAAATCTTTTTTCAAATCATCGGATGGTTTTTCAAGAATAATCATAGGGTCTCCTTTGATATTTTTCATAAATGTTTCCATGTCTTTCAATTTAATTTTTCCATCAAAAATATTGTCATGTGTATCGACATGTGATCCTTGGTCTTTTTTGCTATTGTTGAAGTGTACAACAAGAATATCCTTCTCGTTTGATTTACAGATCAATGAATAATAATCATTGATATCATAACCAGATGACCAAATATGTGCAGTATCGAGACATATACCCAAGTGCTTTTTCTCGGATACAGAAAAGTCATTGAAGAATTGAATGAAATCATCAACATTTGTCAATAACTCTGTTCCTGCTCCTGCAGGAGTCTCGATAATTAATTTTGATTTTATTTGTTTTTCTTTCATTTGCGAAATGATATACTTAATTGTGTTAAACATTTGTTTTAGACCATTTTCGTGTGTTTGAGTAGTATATTTTCCGACATGAACAACCACACCAATTGAACCAATTATATCAGATACTTCAAGTTCTCCAAGTAACAGTTTAACCCAGTAACAATCTTTAAGATCAAGAATTCTTTTACCATCTTTTGGTTCTTTTGCCAAGTTGACTGTATAGGAAGAGTGTATGACTGTAGAACATTTGTTTGTCGTACAAAGTTTTTTAAAATCATCAGATATCATATGATATGAATCAAGATTGGGTGTTTGTGTGCTTCTAGGATTAGAAGCAAATAATTGTAAAGCATTTCCACCATTTTTTGTTATAACATCGAGTGTTTTCAATAAATTGGTTTCTTTCTTTACATGTGCACCAACATATGTAGGAGACATCCTATATATTATGGTATAAATATAAATCACTTATCATTTTTTATCCTTTTTATTTTGTTTAACAACAGGTTTTTTCTTCATATCTGTTGAATTTGATTTACTTTTCATTTTATCATTTGTATTTTTACCTTTTCCTCCACCACTTATTGTTTTACCTAAAACACCGTCCATTGATTATTTCTATAAAATCTTAATATTTTATTTTTGTAAAATACATGAAGATTGATCATATGTTTTTGGCATATAACTATGAAATTGATTTTCAGAATCTATGAACACTTCGCGTTGTAATCTTTTTGAATATTTGAACACAACTCTAGAAATTTGATCTGGTGACAGAAGGGTTACTAGTAGAGTTTGGATAGGAGCATCTCCATATCTATAATAAAATATTCCACCATTTTCATCTATTTTATCAACCAGTTTTTTCACATTTTCTTGTTTCCAAAATTCGGTCGAAGTAGCAAAAAAGTTATTGTAATACATTAAAGGCATTTGTGTTTTGAATTCTGTTTGTGTATAAGATTTGTCATTTACAATTTCCCAAACCTTTTTGAATTTATTAAAGACCTCATTATTATCTGGTAATTTTGAATCAACAAACAACCCTTTTTCAATTGTTTCTAGTTTGTCTGGAAATAGTTGTTTAAACATATCTTTCATACCATAATTGCATAAACCACAATCAACATGTAAAATATTTGAAACATATACAAGATTTTTATTTACCATTGTTTCAAATATGTCTTTTTGAATATTTTCTTCAATAAGACTATCGTCATCTAGTCTCATTACATAATCAAAACCTTCTGTGTATTTAATAAAGTGTTTTAACCAAAAGTAACACATTTGTCTATATCTAATTGATCTCCAATATGGAACAGGTTGAATTGCTACAATTTCTTTCAATTTATCCATACTTATATGCGATGGAACAACAAAGTCATTTTCGTCGATTTCTTTGAACGAAATTAGACTTCTACAAGATTCTCTAACACTTTGAATTATTTCTTGTTTTGATTTTTCGTCATAATCTTTTTCATGTAAAATTATAACAGGATATTTGAACTTGGAATTAAAATGTCGAAATAAGAAATACAAGGATGTTTTCAGATATGTTTTTCTTTCAGTTGTGTTTTGTGTAAGAATAAAAATTCCTGCTTTGATTGTCATCTAGTTAATATCTTAGACATTATTAATCTTTATATCGTATAAATCATATAAATTGTTACATTTGAGATGGTTTCGGAGGAATAATTGCAGATATATCTTGAATTTTATCCAAATTGTAGTCCTCAATATTGCATTTATCAAGTTGTTTCGATATATCATGAAATTTGCGTTCACTATCTTGTGTTCTTTTTGTTGACATTTGTAAAAGTTTAATATATTCTAGTTTTTCTTTCATTATAACATCAAGACCAGATAGATAATATGTTATGAATTTCTTAAAATCTACAATATCTTCTTTTTTTAATGGTTTTTTGTAATATGCGAACCCGTACAATATACAATCTAATTCAGGTGATTTATTGATAATAACAGGAGTAGATCCAAGTGTGATTTCTTCAATTTTATCAGGAGTATGAGAATATTCCCTGTTATCTATAAATACACTAACTTTTGTACCATCATATATCAAAGTTATTGTGTGTATAATATCATTAATTATAGAGTTCTGGTCAATGTCTTTGATAGTAAAAGAATTTGATCCTACTGTTACAATAAAGTTAATTTCTGTATTACTTGCTCTTGATATACTTATTGCAATTGCCTGTGGAACAAAAGAATGTGTATCGTTTGTTCTGGTGTTGCAGAGCATTTCAAAAATTGTACATTTTTTTGTTACACTAGATATTTTCATCATAAATATTACTGAAAATTCTGTTAATTTGAAGGTTTTTTCATCATTTGCAAAATATAATGCTGTTGGACCTATTAAACTGGTATGAGACAAGTCTGCTCCTTTTGAATATGGTAATAGTTCGTCATTTTTAAAAGAAATTGGATTGCTCAAAGCAAAGTACGTACCTTTATTAAAGTCTGTCTTTAATATTTGGGAAATATTCAGGAAATTATCATACCATTTCAATTCATTGTTCGAAATATTTCCCTGGTTATTAATTGTAGATAAAAACATAAATACTGATTCTTCTTGAGGAAATTGTGGAACATCTTGATTGAATATTTCTTCAAGTGATTGTTTTTGTGTTTCGGATAAAATTATCTCTTCGTCCCCGTTTGAAAAATTAATATTATTCATATTATTTGTAATATTCGTATTACCTATTTTATTCATATTTGTATACATTTCATAAATGATTTTTTTTCGTTGTGGTATTGAATATGACAATATGTATATACTCAAAGTCATAAAAAACGCTAGTAAGAACGAAAGAAGACGAACAAAGGGTTTCATTCTTGTGCTATATCTAATATAAAATTATATAAAGATTTTGATAATCTGTTTCAATAGAGTTGTTCAAAATGAGTTCCGAAAAAAAGGTTGACGACAAAGAAGTATTTGAAGAAGATGAAAATGAATCCAATAGCGATAATCATGAAGTTAATGAAGTTGATGACGATGACGATGATGACGATGACGAAGATGAAATTGTTGCAGATAGTTTGACCGATATAGGATTGTATAATGCTCTTGGGAATTTCCTTACAGACGACGAAGGAATTACTGTTGGTCAATCCCTTGCATTAATTGCAAAAGAATTGAACAAATTGAATCATAATTTGAAGAAATTTGCCAAATCATAAAATATATTTAAAGATTATAAATTATTGAGTAATAAGAATGGCGACACTGGAAACATTTAAAGAAGATATGGAATTAGTAAATACTTTTTCTGGGTCTTTCATTGATAGCGTTAAAGGAACAAGACAAAAAGTGAATAATTTACTCAGTGATTTTAATAAGGCATTGGAAGAAGAAAGACAAAACAAACTTGTTCTTCAAAGTATTGAGAATACAATATCTGAAAGCGAATTGCATAAGATCTTCAGAGAATTAACTGAATCCAAAACCATGTTAATTCAAAATCATACAGAATACGCAACATTAATTCAAAACAATACTCAATCTATCCAAAATATTGCCAAAACAATTAAAGATAAAAATAATCAAATCAAAGAAATTCAACAATCAATTTTAGATATTGATCAGTTACTATCAAAATTCAAAATTGTTCAATAAAAATAATTATTTTTTATTTTGTATATTAAAATTATACAATAATCCAATTTGCACCATTGATTGGTGAAGGAAATTTTGAAGAAATTGTCACTGTTTTTTCTTTTTGATTGCTCAGAAATGCACCCCACCAACTTAAGGTTGAATCTGATAGAATGTTATGGGCAAAAAATGACATCAATACCATTTGAATATATTCATTTTCTTCCTCAACAAAATACATTTTGTCAGCATTTTTGATTTTCATATTTTCTCTACACCATTTAATATCATTGGAAACAACAACGACATCTTTTGCTCCATATACGCCTTTTGAATTGATAAGTTTTGAAACAATATCATATGCTTTTGTATAATAAGATTCGTCATAAGATTCTTTATTTACATGAACAGTGACATAATTATCATCTGTTTCGTTGCCAAAATCTTTCTTTATTTTTTGATACAAGTCGTATGCTTTATACATTACATCTTCGTTATGGAAGAAAATATCTTGTAGTTTTTCTTTAAAGTCATAAATACTGTTGAACGATTGGAAGTTTCCAATGAGTTCAACATTTTCTTCAACTTTTGACAAATCAGAGACTTTAGTATGATCTTCGATTTTTATTTGTTTAAAACCAAATTTTTCTTTTTCATCAAGACTCAAAGTCTTGAGGTTAAAATACGAGAAATCATTTGATGTAAAAAAAATTGGTGATTTGTTATGATATTTTGAATATTGTATAGTTACTGCAATATTAAACATTTGATCACCAAGATTGTTATCTATGTTACATGTGACATAATTTGTCATTTTATTATCATATCAGTGTAACCTTTAAGTTATTTTTGATATACAATCAATAACTTCTTTTGCAATTTCGGCAATGGTTTTATTTTCAACATCAATAATTGTGCATTTATTTAAAAACCCTAATGTATGGCAACATGCTTCGTGTTCTTTGTGTATTTGATAGAGATATTCTTCTGAAATTGATTGTTCAGAAGACCTATTCCTTTTTTTAATTCTTTGTAAACATTTTTCTGGTGATGATCGTAAATATATATAATGAATATCGTTCCAGAGATAAGCAGTTTTATCATGTAATTCTTGAAGAATCATATTTTCTTTATCAGAAATCCAATTGTTTTCAAATGTTGTTTTTAAAAATGCATTTCTTATAAAAAACGGACTTCTTTCCATCAACACAAGAACATCTGATTTTTCCTGTACCCAACATCTATCTAACCATACTCTTACCTGAAAAGGAAATACATCTTTATTTTCATTATACATTTTGTTTAGATAAGGTATCCAATTATCAACAGGTTCAAGATCAATAACCATTTTATGATATTTATGTAAATAATTTAGTAAACTAGTTTTCCCACATCCTATGTTACCGTCAATCGTAATGATTGGCATATTGTATCAAAAATATATATATTATTTATATCATTTTTTATCTTTCTTTGGTTGTTGTAAAACATTATGTTGTTTGATCATTTTCGTAACAAATGCGTATTTAACTTTTTGGTGTCCTGAAGAAAGTTGTCTAAATAAATCTTTGATATGTTGCATGATAATATTTTGAATTTTACCCTTTATAACACTTGATGCATTTATATTATGATAGTGTAAAATATCTGTTATATATTTCATAATAAGTTTTTTGAATTCATTATCGACAGCAATACTGCCTCCGATTTGAGGTCTCGCAATTCCATCTTCAAAATTTACAGGAAGAATATCGTTTGTTGGATTGTTTTGATTATACATAGGTTCTTTCAAACCCAAAAAAGTTGCTGATCCAAGTCTTGATCCACCTGACATTGTTTGTGATGATCTCGAATTAGTTTTTATGTATTGTGTTGCCATTTCAAAAGTTTGTTCAGTTATTCTTTTGCTTTGATGAGAAAAACTGCAAATATACATTATTGTTACAATATTAAAGATCAACGACTCAATGTAGAGGGTAGTCTTGTTGATTATCTTTGATTG